GTTTGGATTGGTTCAATCATACGGCAATTGCTGCTGAGTTGAATGAAGTAGGTATTACCTACACTATGGCTGATAAAGACGCTGAGTCTGTGCCTTTCATCAACTTGAGTGATGCTTCTTTTTTGAAGCACTTTGCTGTTAAGGATGAAGAGCTTGGAATTTACAGATCTCCTGTGGAGGAGTCTTCTATTGCCAAGATGTTGCATACCCACTTAAAATCCAAGGTTCTTACTATGGAACAATCCAGTGCGGAAGCAATTCAGAATGTAGCTCTCAAGTACTTCGAATTCGGAAGAGATGTCTACACCCAACGCCGCGAGGAACTTTTGGAGGTTGCTCGTCGTGCTAATGTTGCAGGATATGTCGGTCCTATTCCAACCTATGATGAACGCGTCGAATGGTACAAGGAAAAGTTTTTTCCACTAGATTCTCAAAGTGGATACCGACATGGACACCACGATGGTTTCACAGAAATTGTGAAGTTGGGGAAGGCGAAGTCAGGTGAGCACTTCAAGGATGTTACCTTCCCATTTGAGCTATGATGGCTCGCATTGTCTTTACTGATCACGGTAGACGTTAAATAAAGAGATCCCGGTGTTGTCCAATGCTGGAGGTGTTAAGCCAAAATCAAAATGGATTGCTAAGTAAGATATACGCACAGCGATTAGGTTCTGCATTACCTATTCAATGTGGTCAGGCTGCTTAGTGGACTTGTACATACCCCTTTTTAGGGGAGGGTTTGGTCACCCAACAAAATAGCACTGTTATGTTGTCGATTGATGTGCCGCACATAATATTTATTAAATTACATTACTAATCTTTATACTACTTATGAGTCAGAATCAGCTCAAAATGATTCACACATATCGTGCGATCTTCGCACAATTCGTACTGTCGCATCTTTCGATGAAGAAGATGAAGTCTTGCTACTTCGTGCTCGGGTCAGGGAGCTACGACAAAAACTTGACCGAAAGTACCGCCATGTTAAGCAGCTCACTAAACGAATTGAGCAGCTAGAAGGTATGATTTTGATCTCACATTCTGGTGTTGCATCTGATTCAGATGCTCCAGAAGGGCGCACAGAAACTTCAGTTGCGCCTATGTCTAAGCAGGAGATTACTGCTTTCGCCGACCAAGATGCTGGTTGGTTGCAAACTATTGAAGGAACTTATGATCCTACAATGGACCTTGCAAAGAATGACGATAGTACTTTGGGTTCGTTCTTGAAGCGTCCTATCCGCCAGTCTGCACAGACTTGGCTCGTTGGACAAGGGCTTCATTACAAATTTAATCCTTGGCAGGCATTTTGTGAGAATCCCTACGTTAGGGACAAAATCAAAAATTATCAACTCCTTCGAATGAAGTTACATTGTAAAATGGTTATTTCTGGTACTAAATTTCATTATGGTCGATCACTCGTTTCATACAACCCTTTTACTTGGGGAGACGAGGTTACGGTCGATCGGGCGTTCATTCCACAGGATAATATACAAGCGTCGCAGAAACCTCACTTTTTTCTTAACCCGACTAAAAATACGGGTGGTGAACTCTGCTTACCGTTTTTCTGGGACAAGAACTATTTGAATATTCCCGCCGGTGATTGGAAAGATATGGGAGAAATTGTTATCAATTCGTTTGGTAACCTTCTCCACGCTAATGGCGGAAACGATCCCGTTACTGTCACTATCTATTTGTGGGCTGAGGACGTTGTTCTCACTATGCCTACGAACGCCGATCCACCACTTGTTTCTCAAAGTGGTCGTCGCCGTGCTCGTGCTCTTAATTCTAGAGACCAGGGCAATTCGATTGCTTCTGATGAGTATGGCACTGGTATTATTTCTAAACCAGCCGCAGCAATTGCTAGAGCGGCTGGACAGTTGTCTTCACTCCCTGTTATCGGTCCGTACATGACAGCTTCGCAGATTGCAGCTGGTGCTACTGCTAATATTGCCAAAATTTTTGGTTATAGCAGACCAGCCGTTATTACTGATACGCAGATTATGAAACCTTCGCCTACTGGTAATTTGGCATCTACTGATGCAGCCGATGCCGTCATTAAGTTGACGCTCGACAGCAAAGCCGAGCTAACGGTAGATTCTCGAACAGTTGGCCTTGCAGGTCAAGACGAGATGGGTATCACTGAGTATTGTATGCGAGAAAGCTTCTTAACCTCGTTTTCATGGGAGCCCGACCAGGCTCCGGACTCTCTCCTTTGGAACACTCGAGTACTGCCAATGCAGCTCGATAATGTGAACGAAGAAATTCATATGACTCCCCTTGCTCACATGGCAACATGTTTTGGAAATTGGCAAGGGTCACTAAAATTCCGATTTCAAATCGTGAAGAGTGATTTTCATAAAGGGCGTATTCTAGCTCGCTGGGATCCTAATTTTTTCACTTCATCTGTAAATTATAATACGAATTATTCTCGTGTGATTGATATCGCAGAGACAGATGACTTTGAAATTGTGGTTGGTTGGGGTCAATCTTCACCCTGGAAGGAATGTGGATCCCCGTACGCTACGGGATCGAACTTTTCCGATGTTACTAGGTTATATACGAATGATACGCAAGCCAACGGAGTTCTTGAGTTGGCCGTTCTAAACGAACTTGTTAGTCCCAGTATTGATGCACCCATTTCTATTAATGTTTTCGTTTCAGCTTGTGATGACTTTAAGCTGGCGAATCCTTCAAATTCAAAATTGAATTATTTTCATTTATTTCCTGTTCCACCGACCGAACCAAATGATCTTGAAGTGCAGGACGATGCCTTGGGACCAGGTGGACAAGGTCAAGTGCAGGACGTCGGCCTGGGGCCAGGTGGAGGAGGTGATCCGTCAAATGGAGAATATGATGTTCTCCCCTCCCAGTCTTCCGAACCAAATGTTGAGACTGGTGACTCTACTGAGTCTGATAAACCTACGTCGTCTGGAGAGATAATCTCAATTGCGTCCAAATCGGACCCAGATGACAATACATATATGGTTTATTATGGTGACCCACCTACTTCCATTCGCGAGTTGTGTAAACGTTATTGTTTCACTCGCATGTGGTTCCCTGAGAGGGCAAGTACTGGTGCTATACGCATCAATGGCCTTACGAACAAGGATTTACCGTACCATACTGGATGGGACTCCCATGGACTTGATACTTCCACTGTGACTGGTAATCCAATGACTGTAGGACCGACTGCATTTCATAGTTGGTTTTTACCTGCATATGCAGGCTACAGGGGAGGTATGCGGAAAAAGTACTTTTTCACTGGAAACTTGAAACAGTCTCCACAAGTGAGCCGATCGTTATATCATACTTATGGCAATGGATCTTCTACCGATTCAGAGCTCTCAGTTACTGGGTCGAATGCCGAGAGGCAGAAATTTTACTCGTCTCGTTGGAATTCATCGGCCGGTAGAGGTACTGCCGCGACTAACATGTCAATTAATGACACAATTGAGGTCGAACTTCCATTTTATTGGAATAGGCGTTTCGCTGCTGCTCGTCAGATTAGAGCACAAACCCTTCAGTGCAACTCTCATAGAGTTGTGACCACTGCCGCGACTATCTCGGGGGAGGAACAAAATCAAGATACTCTCGGCTTGTTTTATCAGCAACACGATGCTGTAGCTGACGATTTCTCCCTGTTTTTCTTTACAGGTGTGCCCATCTATTATTTCTATTCTCTTAATGAGACTAGTTAGATGGCGGTCTTTCTCATATTTATTACATAATTTATATATATTTCTCAGAATTTACTGTAAGATTCTGGTTCTGAGAAATTATCCAACAGAATCGCTAACCCATGTATTGCGAAAGTAATATATGGGCTAATCAAATGGATGGCCCATTTGTGCGGCGCTAGCGCGTCGTGAGACTATGCTAACTCGAATGAGTTAAGTCTGGAGTTTTTGTAAACTTGGAGCATAGTCTCCAGGTGTTTTTATCCAGGCCATAACTTTAAGAGTCAGACGTCTCGCTGTACACAAAGCCAGA